ACCATCTGATCGGCGGCCTCGTTCCAATCCCGTGCGTCGACTGCGGCCTTCATGTTCTTGAATTTGGACAGCCGGGGATACCCGAGGTTAAAGCACATGTTGGCGATTACGAGCTGCGCCTCTTCCGGCAGCTCGTCGAAGTCGCTGTACAGGCGGTGGCAGTCCTCGATCGTCACAGCTATGTCTAAGGCGAAGCGCTGCCGCACGCGCTCTTCTGACACTGGCGTGCCGACTGGCTGACCGTATTCTGGGTCGCCTTCTTTTATAAGCGCGCCGAGACCAAACGTCGGCAGCCCGAGGTGGTCGAGATATATTTCGTACTTGCAGCCCTCGTCGTCGGCCAGTTCTTCACGCAGTCTGTCTTTGTTCATCGTCTCATTTCCCTGACAATTTCAATCGCCTTAAAAAACGACGCACGCTCCGCCTCAGCCTCATCAAATAGCTTGGCCGACACGCGCTTCGTATATTGGCGCACTGACCAGATTGGCAACCACAACGTGCGCCTATGCTCAGCGCCCACAAGGCATAATAGGTCATAGTCTTCCTCGCTCGGTAAATGTTTAGTCTTGCATCCACTGCTAAGCTGGAAATGATACACCGGGCTGCGACGCCTCTCATTCTTAACCAAGTGGCTAGTCTTAACTTGTACGCGATAAAATTCATTATCGTCACCCCAGCATACTAGGTCAATTTTATCTTGCTGCGCCATCGAGACGCGATACCCAAACTGTAACACAGCCGAGGCGGCGACGTACTCGCCCATCAAGCCGGTGGCGGTGTGGCTAATCACGCTATCCCGATTGCCCCGGCTACCGACACCATAAAGAAAACAAACAGCCCAACGGCCACCGCGATTGTGCCGGATATTATTAGCGCAGCCTTTAGCCCTTCAATCATCTCATCGTGTTTAATCTGAGCTTCCTTTCGCGCCTTCGCCGCTGCCTCTCGCTGCTCTTGGATACGCTTTTGCCGTTCGGCAAGTATTGAAGCCCAAGTGCCGTGTCCGAAGCGCAGGTCACACATCGCCGCAACTTCCCTGAGCGCCTCCGCCGCAAGGCGTTGGTCAATAATCTCTTTTGCCACGGTATCAACACCAAACTGATCACCCAGCCTCACGCCTGATTTTTTCGACGCCTTCTTCTGAACCTCGTCCGACCCTTGAAACAGCGCGTCGATGTCAGACGCAATGGTCGAAATATCTTTCGCGGTGCCGATTGTGCTTTTGATGCCGTCGACCGCCGCCTTCACAAGCGCAATCCCGGCCAACGCCTCTGCGACTACCATTAGGTCAGCCGCCCCGGCGTCAGTTGTTTACATCTGTATTTTTGAGGCATGATTGCGCCCTTGTTTATCTGAGCTATAGCGTTACCCATCTCATGCGCGCGGGATACGCATTTCTCGCGGTCTTTGTACGGGCCGCGTGTGTCGTGATACTCATAGCATTGCTCTGGCACGACTACGCTACAAGCTAGGACTATAACCTTAAACATTAGGAACGACCAAGCACCTTGTCGAGCTTGTCCTCGACACGGTGCAGGGCTTCCATAACCTGACGCATGTCGTCACGCATTTCAGCCCGTGTGGCGTACTCCTCGCGGGTCTTGTTCAGCAAAATGTTGAGCCGCTTCTGCTCTCTGTTTTGCTCAGACAGGAACCACGCAACACCAGCCACAACAAGGCCAAGTAGCATGTCTATGAGGCTGGTCATTTCCATTTTTGCGTCCTTATGCGTAAGGGCTAACACCACAGCAAGAAGGCCAAGCGGCCTTTAACTCAGCAATAGTCGATGCGCTGTTGCCAGCAGTCGGTGCATCACGCAGTGCTTGCTTGTCAGCCACAATCTGTGTTGTGTCTGCGCTTGTTTCCAGTGCTTTCATATAATCTGTGTCTAACGCTTCAAGCAGTGGGCCACGGGCTTCACGCACCTTGTCGGCAAAGATTTCCTTTGCCTTTGCCAAGTCCTCAGAAATCACTGAGCCTGACAGTGACCAAGCACCACGAAAGTCACGATTTGCTGGAACGGTAGCAGTCGAGGCATCAATCTGATTACCGTCCTTATCCACGATATAAGTTGTTACAGCCATCAATATCTCCTATGCGGCTAGTTCATCAGATATGCGCCACGAATTGCGCCATTCTCTTGTCTGCGGTAATTGTTGCTTTTTGCATATTACCATAGTCGGGCGGTTGCCCTCATCCCAATTCTGCCAGACAGACTGAGGGATATCCTTCATAATTAGATAATTTAGCCAGCCACCATACGGGCCACTATCAACGGTCATAGGGGCGACAGGCTCAGTGTTATGTAACAGATAGCCACGAGTGTGCTTCTTAAAATCAGGCTGCGCCTCATCCTTTGCCAACTCCCAATAGCTCTCAACGGGGGGTAATATAAATCCGTTTTCTGCGGCGGCGACCCAATTTGGGTCTGGAACGAGGATGCGGCAACACTCATCTACGCTGTCCTCATAGACCACACGGTAGTCTGACTGCACACCGTCTAGGTTTTCCTTTGCCCAGCACAGACGGTCAAACAGGTGTGTGCCTTTGAAGTCGGGGGTCTGGGTCATTAGGCTAGGTCTCCGTGATTTGCTACATTTACAGTTGGAATGTCGTCAGGGCCACTACTGCCAATTTGTGTGGTAATTTGAACCGCTGTGGCTGTAATGCCACCTGTGCCTATACCACCCAAAACATAGCCATCATCACTAGCCCCACTTTTTTGTCCTGTATAAAACACTGAATAATTTGCGTTGTTCATCGCATTAGTTACTGTAGTCGTGTATCTTCCATCAGCACGGTCTACAATACTACTGTTGTTAAAACTGTCTCTTACTGCGATAGTTCCTTCGCCCTCTATGTTCACCCACGCCTTCGCAACACCATTCACAACATACTGTGTACCGACAGTGCCTTCTGAACTGTGCTGAATCTGATCTGCTACAATTTTACCTGCCATTATGCTAAGTCTCCTGTGGCAATAAAGGCTAAGTAGGGGTCATCGTCTGTATTGCCTGTTGTGGTTACAAACTCATTAAAGGAAACTCTTGAAGCGGTGTCAGGGCTAATAATAAGGCCTCTTGACGCATGTGTTGTGGACATACTTCCTATCGCAATAGAACTACTACCGCTAACGGTTATATAGCTCGTAGAGGCAAAGGCGTTAGATAGGTTTGCGTACACAGAACCAGTTGCCCTGTCTGTGTATGAGGTAACATTGTTGCTCTCTATTGCACCAAATGTAGAAGTGTTTACAGCACCAGATGCCCCTACCAAACCCTGTTGCAACTTAGCAGTAGCACTAGCACCAACAGTCACGGTGATGTCGTTGGCGGTGGTCTTGCCAGTGAGGGTATCTACTTTGAGTTCAGACATCAGGCTAGGTCTCCTACTGCTGCTGTCTTTGGAGTGTCGTCAAACAAAACAAAGTTAAAATTTCTTACAGCAGTTCTGTAACTACCTGTAGCAAGACTGTCAGTAATCATACTGCCGTTTGAATTTGCTCCAACACATAATGCGGCGTAGTTAGCGTCAGACATACTATTTGTAAGTGAAAAGGTCTGAAGCCCTGTTCCGTCATCTGCTAAACTAGAAATTCCTAAACTGTTCGTAATGCTTGTTCCGTCTGCCGCACTAACAGAAAAAGTTTTCGGTGCAATCTGCTTAGTCAGCGTGACTGGACTGCTGCCATCACTGCCTGTGATTGTGTCTGCTCTTAACTCGCTCATGCTATCACCATCGTGCCGCCTGTTGCGACTGTCAAAACCACGCCCGTTGCCAAAGTGAGCGGCCCAGCGCAAAGACCATTGTCTGTGGCGGATACTGTTACACTCGTGTCTAATTGCTTTTCATGCACACGAATGATGTCAGCCGTACCGCCACCACTATCACCTAAGAATGACCCGCCACCGCCAGAACCCCAGCTTAACGTACCAGCGCCATCAGTTACAATAGTCTGTCCCGTTGTACCATCACCGTCAGGCAGTGTAAGCGTCACAGTAGTGGTCACGCTTGCTGGCGCTTGCAGCTTGATGCTGTTTGTGTCGGTGTTGTCCTGTAGCTTCAGAACGTCCACACCGCTGGTGCCAGCCGCAAAGTCAGCGAGATGGCTCATCTGCTCCCGGATGGCGTTGTTCACGCCACTGGGCAGCATCCCTTCAGCTACAGATATACCGCCAACATCCGTGTTGTTGGACGCGGTGGCATCGTAATCAGTGAGCTTATCTTTAGCCATTATGACCACTCCTCATCAGGCGCATCCGGCCACGTTGGATTATCTGGGTTGGTTTGACGAATAATGCGAATAGCTGTGCGGTATTCGTTAAACGCTGTGACACAAGCATCTGTCAGCCCGTTATTAGGTATCTGTGTCCAGTCTGATGCCTTTAATATTGCATCCGCTGTGTATATAGCCCCGTTTTCATTCGTGTCTGGGGCGGGTAGATACATATTTATGTTTTTATAATTTGCCATAATTACCCCACTAAAAAGCCGCTAAAATGGCCGCCTTCTACATTTATATTGTAACTCGTATCCGATGAATTATAATACCACGGCGCAACCACATAATTTGCAGTAAGTTCAATTGTTATTGAACTATGCAAAGACTGATAGAGATTAGATGGTGGGCCTTCTATACGATAGCTTGCTCGATGCAAATCAGATACAAATTCAGTAGCTGAAGCGTTATTCATTAAGGCCAATATAATATATCCCGAACCGACTGAATCAAACCTTTGGCTTAAATTAAATTGGTAAACTCCAGCAACAGGTGTTGTAAATACAGCAGATGATACGTTGCCCCCAATATCAAAAACCTCGTCATCAAAATTTAATCTATTCCAACCAGTAGCAGTAGCAGCTTGGGTGCTTGACCACTTTACCATAAACGCTGGCCTAGCTGGTGTCAGCATCCGCCCATCGCTATCAATCGACAAAGCCGCTGTGCCGCCGCTGCTCTGGATGTTACTAACACGAATTACACTGGTCATATCTCGTTATCCTACTAAAAAGCCGCTGAAGAATGTAGTGTTGTTATTTATTCTGGTTGTTGTGTCGTTGTTCACTGCGATAGCAACGTCTATTTCATCATTTGCGGTTAGTTCAACTGTGGCAGATGTGCTGGGTGCTTGAAAACTACCACCTTGCGGGTCTTCCAATTGTGCGTAAATGTTTAAACCAGACCCCCAATCAAGACTGCCGTTTTTACGAAGCGCAGAATAGAGATAACCTGCGGTCGTTGTGTTCGACATTCTAACTTGCCAACTGAAATGATAAACACCATCGACCGGCACAATAAACTTGTTGCTTGAAGTGCTAAAGCAATTACCAATGTTATGTTGTACAGAATCAAAGTTTACTTGAGTTGTACTTGTGTAGTTAATGTCAGACGAATCACCAGTAGCTTTGTAAGCAAAGAACGACGGCCTAGCTGGTGTCAGTATGCGACCATTGCTATCAATCGTCATAGCAGACGTGCCGTTGGTGTGTTGCAGTTCCTGTACGCCGATTATGCTTGCCATTATGCTGTCTCCAGTCTAACACGCCATTAAGACGCAAGGCACAAGATATGAACCATCATCATATGTGTGCGAAACGTGCGTTGATGTTGCCTTTGCGATTGTTTTACTGCGAACAATGTCATCACCTTGTGGCTTTGCAGTACCATCACCGGCTGACATCAGCAAATCGCCTCTAGCAACAGTCGTGCCTTGTGCAATGCGGATAACCATATCGCCTGTCATTGCGACATTCATATCGTTGGTGTAAATGTTGTCATCATTATCCCAATTAACGAATACGCCAGCAACATTTGCATCACCTTCAATAGATGACACAGCCATACAGTTTAGCTGTTCGTTATCTTCCGTCACGCCATCGTTTGTCCACTCTGCCATCTGGTCTAGGTTAGTCATCACAGTACCTTTGACGATTGTGGCATCTCTTGTGTTGTCTGTAAGTTGTGACCAGCGAGAAAGATGTCCACCGTTGTAAGATACTGTACTGCCAGATACAGAGATAGTTCCCTCCGTGTTCCCTGCTTGTCGGAAAGAAATAAGCGAACCGTCATTGCCCTGCCTATTCAAAACCATCGTAGGTTCGTTATAGGAACTAATAGCTAAATAATTACCTCCATAAAACATACTGCGTTCTGTTGAACTGTTGCTATTTTGCAGAGAATCAAAATATTCAGTAGTTGAAACAGCCCAGCTACCATCACTATCAATACGCATACGTTCGGATGCGGCAGTGTCAAATGTCATCACATCGTCTGTGCTGGCAGATATTTTGGTATCGCCATCAGCGTCTAAGATAAGGTCATTGCCGTTGATGTCTACGTTGCCACTGCTATCTAAATTGATAGCCGCAACTGCGCCGCCGCTGTGTCTGATTTCATCTACATAAATCTTGCTCATATCAAACCACCGTCAGGTTGCCGTTAATGGTTATCGTGGCGTTTACAATAAGTGGCCCCGCCGCCAAACCGTTTGTATTAGCCGCAACCGTCACATCTGTGTCGATCTGCTCTTCGTGGACGCGAATAATATCGCCCAGACCGCCGCCAGCTTCGCCCAAGAACGAGCCACCGCCGCCTAGCCCCCAGCTAAGTGTGCCAGCGCCGTCAGTGAGTAGTGTCTGGCCGTCAGTGCCGTCACCATCTGGCAGAGTAAGCGTGGTCGTGGTCGTTACCGCACTGGGCGCTTGTATCTTGATCTGTGCGCTGTTGTCGTCGTCTGCAAGGCTCAACACGTCCAGCCCGTCGGTGCCGGCTACCACCGACGCAATGTCAGCCATCTGCTGGCGTATCGCGTTATTGATACCCGCCGGGCTACAGCCTTCCGAGATGTCGATAGACGCAATCGTCGTGTTACTGGACGGGGTGGTGTTGTAATCTCTTACGCTCATATCTCAAATCCTCTGCTAGTTTATAGCATATTTGCGCGCCCGCGTCAGTGGCACCTACATATCAAACGGGTTGATCATACCCTGCGTCATGCTGGGCGCCCCGCCTGATAATATCGACTTGGGCGGGCGATCCTCAAAGTCAGTCACAAGCTCGCCGCCAATCATTGCGGCTTGAGCTAATGAGCGGCCAGCGATCATCATGTTGCGCTCGTTGAACCACTTGCCACCCTGACCAGCTCGTAATGCCGCAAGCGCCTCAACGGCGTCAGAGCTTGTTAGGACGTTAGCCAGCTTTTTAACATTAGCGTCTGACATAGCCCGTCCAGCGGCGTCTTTTGCCGCGCCCGGTATTGCCCAAGGCGCCAGCGCGTATTTCATTGCGGTGCCAGCCATAGTTGTTTCATCTAGCAGTTCTTTAGCGCTCTCTTTTGCCGAAGTATCTGATCCGGTATACATAGCGCGGCTGGCGGCTTCCATAATTTTGGTTAGGTTAGTAAACGCCTCAATCTGCTGTGGCGACATAGCGGCTTTCAGACGGTCTAATTGCTCTTTGTTGCCAACCATATTTGACCAAAACACCGCAGGCGCTCTGGCTGCCACTAAGTCTGGGCGTGATATGTATGACATTGGAACCTTGTTTGCTTTTTCCCACTGACGCTCTAGCGCGCCTCTAACAGTGGCATCCCAAACGTCCTGCCCGCCCTCGACCTTCAGTATATTTTGCTTTGCCTGCGCGATAGCGGCCGGGCTTGAGCTGGTCAAAAACCTAGCGCCCATATACTCAAAGTCGCGGATGTTTTTGTTTGCCAGAATAGGCAGTATACCGCCCTCAACTTCGTCTATTGGTCGGCTCAGGTCACCCCAGATTTTTCTAGCGCCCGCATACTCCGGCACCTGACGATCCATTTCCTGCAACAGCTTGCCCTGTAACTCTTGAAGTCTGAGGGCTTTTTTGTTTGCGCCTGATCTTATTGCAATGCTGATCTCATCATCCAAAACCTCTTTGATGTTATCCTGCACATACTCAAGGTTTACGTCATCTCTAATTACTGGCCTTGTCTCGCCATTAACTTTGGCGGGCTTTGTGTAGTTTGCCCGTATTCTTTTGAGCGTGTTTTTCAGCGGCTGAAATTTGTCTGACGTCTCTGTCAACAAAGCGTCAAACGGCTGAAGGTTTACAGAGCTTCCGGCTTCCCAAGCCTTAGCGTATGCTGGCGCTGCCGCTGCTGACCTTTGCTTCGATAACTGCGTCACCGCCTCACCGGCAGCCTGTGCCAATGCGCTTCCTGTTGCCTCTTGCGTGCCAGCTTTCGGCGCGAGGCTTTCCAGCATCTGAGAAGCCGCAACACCAATCTGCTCGCCGCGCTCTTGAGCAAATTGCGCCATTGTCTCGCCAGTGCGCGGGTCTCCTGTCAGCGCCTTTTGCGCCGCAATTAAGTCTGCCGAGCCGGTAAGCTCTGCTGGCGTCAGCGATATTTTTGTGCCGTACTGCGCGTTGACGTTTGCCAAAGTCTGACGAAGTGCGCGAGACGCATCGCCTGCGCTTGTCTTTAACGCCTGCTTGAATTGCTTCGCCGCCTGAGTGGCCGCCGCACGGGTAAGCCCCTTGCCTATTAGCGCGCCGGTAAGTGACGCCGCCATATCTATGGCGCCTTCTGTGGCAACGCGAATTGGGCTTATTCTTTGCCCGGCCATTTGCCTTGCCAGAAGCTCTCTAATATACTGACCGCCCATCGCGCCAGTCGTGCCGCCAGCAATAGCGGTCGGGATAGCGGCAGGCGCCGCCGGTGTCGCGGACATAAGCAAACCGGGCAGCGTGCCTAACGCGCTACCTGCGGCCGGAAGAGACGGGCCAAGCCCCTTGGCGACTTCACGCGCAAATCCGGGTGACACGCGTTGCAGCGCACCCTCTGGCGTCTGGTAAACGATGTTGCCATCAGCAATGCCAAACTTTTCCGCCGGTATACCCATCCGCTGTGAGTAGTAACGTATGCGCGCCTCTGGCTCTTGAATTAGGGATGCCGCCGCAACGGTAGGTATTGACGCCGCGCCAGCCGTGCCGGATGCGACTGGCATACGCATAGGCGCCGGGCTAATTGTGCGGTCGTCTGCTAAGTCAAAAACATTGTCAGCCATTACTGTCTAGCCTTCTTTGCCGCCTCGGCATACGCCGCAATAGCAGTCGCCTGATCCGCGTCATTTGCAGCCATATACTTGTTTACAAACTCGTGCATGTATAAAGTCTTTGTCTCGCCTTGGCTGTTCTTGCCGGTGATCGAGATTGGATACTTTTGAGCGAGATTAGTGGTAATAGACTCGCCACCCAAAATTTGTTGCGCCCTAAACAGAGCCGCGTTTGCAAAGCCACGCTGATCCCTTAGTTTAGCTTCAAATGATATTGGGTCGTCATTTGGATTGACGCTGTATTTTCTAGCGTTGCCAAGCTCAAAATTAGACACGGCCGCACCAGACAGTTGATTAAGCAATGTAGAAAATGTTTGCTGAATGCCGCGAACAAATTGCGTGCGCCGAGTTAATTTATCTTTTTGTTCTGCACTAAGCATAGACGGGTTTATCTTTGCTAAGGTTGTCCCATACAAACTCTCAAGCTCTGCGCCATAGGTCAAAAGCTCTGGATCAAACGTGGCCGCCGCCTGATCTAGCATAGATAGTTGACCGGTAAGGTTTGATATGTCGGCTTCCAGATCCTTTTTTGTGCCTTTTTCTAAGCCGCCGCCAGCGCCTTGTGTTATGCGCGTTGTCCCGTCTGGAAGTATCTCTACGCCAAATCCAGTAGGCGGCTTAATCCCGCCAATTTTTTGTAGCTCCTCCCCAGTGTATGGGTCGATCATAGTCAACTGCGTGCCACCACCCTCTACGGGCAAATTTTTTATCGTTGGCTTTTCGCCGCGTGCGGCCTTCGCATAAGCAGTCATAGCCTGTAAATTTGCTAACCGCGTAGCCTGATCAGCCGCCTTTATTTGGCGCTCACGCTCTTCACCAGCCATATACCCACCAGATGCCGCCGCACCCATCTCAGCCAAAACCCGGCCGAGCGATACCGGTGTGGGCGAGTAGTCGCTGGCGCGCGCACCCGCAATTGCGGCTTGGCTAATCGCCTGACCGACCGGTGACGTCAGCGGCTGGCTAAACGCACTCATAAACCCGCTAGGCTGGCCGCCTGCTGCCTGTGTGGTTGCCGGTGGTGTTGTGCCGGGTATGCCAGTCCCAGACGCCGTCTGCTGGGCTTCCTGCGTCTTTTTCATCTGCGCCTGACGCAATACTTCCCGCATCATAGGTGACAGCGTCGGTGCCGTTGGACGCATCATCATTGGTGGATTGCGACGATTACCGCCAAAACTGCGTTGGCCGTATT